ATGGCGAGTATGACATGGTGTTGGATGGTAAGGTAGACGATGTTAAATCAACTACACCCTACGGTTACGACAACAAGTTTGCCAGCTATGATTCACTAGCCTACGCAGATGACTTTGGCTACGTGTCCCAGCTTATAGGCTATGCTGTGGCAGCAGACAAGGGTGTCGGTGGATGGTGGGTGGTCAACAAAGTTAATGGTCAGTTCAAATATGTATCAGCTGAGACAGCTAATGTAGAGGAGGTAATGGAGACTATCAAAGGTACAGTAGACTACATCAATAATGATGAACCCTTTGAGAGATGCTTTACGGCTGAGCCAGAAACGTTTAGGAAGAAAGCAAGCGGCAACATGAAGCTATGCAAGACATGCTCGTGGTGTGACCATAAGAAGAAGTGCTGGCCTGAGTTACAAGAGCTACCATCTAAGGTGTACTCAGGATCAAAACTACCCCCGTTAATAGAATATACTTACGTAGAAGGATAAACGTACATGACTAAAGTTACACTAGATGATATTGATTATGACACAGATGACTTTACAACTGATCAATCAGCAGTAATGAAAGAGATCCAGCTTAATGGTAGCTCTAAGGGTAGCCTTGAGTACCAGCTGTACTGTGTGAATGCTCAGGGTGACAGGCTGGTTAATACTTTGAAGGCATCACTAACAAGCAACAATGAACCAGCTGATGCAACAATCTAAAAGGTATCACGCTAAAGGTAAGTATAGGAGTGGTCTAGAAAAAAGTACTGCTCTTATACTATCTGGGTGTCAAAAGGCTGTACGTTATGAGCAGCTGAAGATAGAGTGGGAAGACTTACGCTATCGCACCTACACGCCTGACTTCCAGCTAGACAATGGTATACTAATTGAGACAAAAGGTATCTTTGATTCTGAAGACAGAAACAAGCATTTAGAAGTCCGTAAGCAGCACCCTGAGTTAGACATTAGGTTTGTATTCAGCAACGCCTACGCTAAGCTGTACAAGGGAGCTAAGTCTAAGTACTCAGGGTGGTGTGATAAGCATGACTTCCTCTGGGCAAACAGAGTTATACCTGAGGCATGGCTTGAGGAAAAAGGAGATATCATTAAGGCAGATCGTATACCATTAAAGAAAGAGAGAAGGAAGTAACATGCCATATGAATTAGCAGACGATGAAGTTGCTTTTATTATACGCCCAATAAACAATGAGGACATGGATGAATGGGATGGTAGTGTAGGTACAGGCATAGCAGTAGGTGATAACTTCTGTTACTCTGATGATGTTCTTAGTGACTTAGTTTACGTAGCTACTCTATGTAGTGCCTTCTTAGATTTGATGGAGAAGGATGAGGAGGTATTTAATAGCGTAAATGACCACCGTTACGAAATGATGATGAAGCAAATTAATAACCGTAATAAGGAAGATAAGCCTTTACAAAATACCAAGGGTGAGGTAGTAAACTTCAACGAGTATACAAAAACAAAGGGTAACGCATGACTAAGTTTGATCCAGTAGATCGTCCAGCCCACTACAACATGGGAGGTCTAGAATGTATTGACTATATCAAACAGGTAGTAGGCTTGGATGGGTTCATTGCTTACTGCCATGGCAACATGATCAAGTATCAGCACCGCTACCGTTACAAGCAGAAGCCAGCAGAAGATATGTTGAAAGCTGCATGGTACTTAAATAAAATGAATGAAGCACTAGCGGAGAAACACAAATGACGGGCAAGACTTTTAGCGTCACGTTCTTACTTCACATTGATGAAGCTAATAATATATTAGGATCGTATGAAGACGCACATACGGATGACGTTAGTGATCTTGTAACTGACACGTTCTATGATATAGATGACGTTGCTGTACAGAACATCTTAGTAAAGGAAAGAGACTTATGATTACACAAGAAGACATTGATTCTATACGGTACAAGACAGACATAGAAGAATACAATGACAAGTTTAATGAGGATGGTATACCTAAGAATGACCTAGCTGCTTACAGTCAGTGGGTTGAGGGCAAGATAATAACTAAGGGCATGACAAGGCAGGTAGAGAATATCTTAGGTCTTGTAGGAGAGGCTGGTGAAGTAGCTGAGAAATTAAAGAAGAGCTTACGAGATGGGGCTGTACTAGACAAAGAAGGTATGATAAAAGAACTAGGTGACGTACTGTTTTATGTTGCAGCATGTGCAAACTTCTACGGTAGTACACTAGAGAAGGTAGCTAATTTAAACATGAAGAAACTAAACAGTCGCAAAAAGCGTGGCGTATTACAAGGATCAGGGGACAACAGATGAACAACTATCTACCTACAGATTACCAATCATTTATACACAAGTCCCGCTATGCACGATGGCTGGACAAGGAAGGAAGGCGTGAGACTTGGGGCGAGACAGTATCACGCTACATGGAAAACATTGTATACCCTGTGGCTGGCACAGACACGTACATCAAGGAGATTGAAGAAGCTATACTATCACTAGAGGTAATGCCTTCTATGCGTAGCCTCATGACAGCTGGTCCTGCAGCTATGAGAGATAACATTAGCATGTACAACTGCTCATACATTGCAGTAGATAACATCGTAGCATTTGATGAAGCTATGCACGTTCTCATGTGTGGTACTGGGGTAGGCTTTAGTGTTGAGCGTCAGTACGTTCAGAAGCTACCTGAAGTACCTGAGTTGTTTAACAGTGAGACTAACATAGTTGTTAAGGACAGCAAAGAAGGTTGGTCAAAGGCTCTACGTCAAGTGATTGCGCTACTGTACAGTGGTGAGATACCTACGTGGGATGTGAGTAGAGTACGCCCAGCTGGTGCAAGGCTCAAGACATTCGGAGGTAGGGCATCAGGCCCAGCGCCACTGATTGACTTGTTTAACTTTACCATCAATACATTTAGGGGTGCTCAAGGTAGAAAGCTTAGCTCCATTGAGTGCCACGACATCATGTGTAAGATAGGTGAAGTAGTAGTGGTGGGTGGTGTACGCCGTAGTGCTATGATATCATTGAGTAATCTTAGTGATGACCGTATGCGTACAGCTAAGTCTGGTGCATGGTGGGACAACAACCCGCATCGTGCCTTGGCTAACAACTCAGTAGCATACTCTGAGAAGCCTGACAGTCTATCATTCATGCGTGAGTGGATGGCATTGGTTGAGTCAGGCTCAGGTGAGCGTGGTATCTTCAACCGTCAGGCATCTAAGGTACAGGCTGCTAAGAATGGACGCCGTGATGCAACGTATGAGTTCGGAACTAATCCATGTTCGGAGATAATTTTACGGCCGATGCAGTTTTGTAATTTAACAGAGGTAGTTGTACGTGCAACGGACAGCATTGGTGACCTAGAGAAGAAGGTTCGTATGGCTACCATCCTTGGTACTATCCAATCATCGTTCACTAAGTTCCCCTACCTACGTAAGATATGGCAGAAGAACACAGAGGAGGAACGCTTACTAGGTGTATCTATGACAGGCATCATGGATAATACCCTGATGACTACAAAGAATACTGGCTTGGAGAAAACACTTGAGCACCTTAAATCTATTGCTGTTATTACTAACGCTGAGTGGGCTGAACGCCTTGGTATCCCTGTCGCTACTGCTATCAGCTGTGTTAAACCTTCAGGCACGGTTTCACAACTGGTTAATTCAAGCAGCGGGATACATGCTCGTCACTCACCCTATTATATTCGCACTGTTCGTGGTGATAACAAAGACCCACTGACACAGTTTATGAAGGACCAGAAGATACCTAACCAGCCAGATGTAATGAAGCCTGACCAGACTACTGTGTTCAGCTTTCCTATGAAAGCTCCAGATGGTGCAATAGTTACTGCTGATATGTCTGCCATTGAACAGCTAGAGATGTGGTTAGCCTATCAACGATCATGGTGTGAGCATAAGCCATCGGTAACTATAAATGTTAAAAATGACGAATGGTTTGAAGTAGGAGCTTTTGTTTACAAACACTTTGATGAGATGTCTGGTGTATCTTTCCTACCCTTCAATGAACACACATACCAACAGGCACCCTATCAAGATTGTAGCAAGACAGATTACAAAACCCTTCTGTCTTGTATGCCTAAGGCTATTGACTGGACTAAGCTGTCTGAATATGAGAAGGAAGACAACACTGCAGGTAGTCAGACACTAGCATGTTCTGGTGACAGCTGTGAGATTGTAGACCTAGTATAGGATGTACACCTAAGCATGTGTTAAAACTGCTACTCAACCACCCCTAGCTCAACTGGATAGAGCAAGTCACTTCTAATGACTAGGTTGCAGGTTCGAGTCCTGCGGGGTGGACCAACAAGCAAAGGAGATTAAGATGTGGACTATCATTGTAAGAAGCCAGTGTAACTTTTGTGATAGCGCCAAGGCTTTGCTTGAAGCTAAAGGACAATCTTACACTACCTACTCTGTTCAAGAGCCTTCTAGTAAGTGGGTATTGACTATAGCTAAGAAGGCAGGGTATACTACAGTACCACAAATATTTAAACCAGATGGAACCCATGTTGGGGGCTACAGAGACCTGAAGGAATATTTCGATGAAACCAGTACGTAAAAGTTTTAACCGTGCATTGTATCAAGCTTACGACAAGAAGGCTAAGGATACATTAGTAGAGTTGCTAGAGACTAAGGGCCACACCATTGTTAATACCGAAGAGAACTACTTTGTAGACGTTGTATCCCAGAAGGAGGGCTATACATACTTCAATGAGGCTGAGGTAAAGGTAGCCTGGAAAGAAGACTGGCCTCCACATTGG